CGCGATGGAACACTATCATTGCCGCCGAATCACAAATTGGAAAGGGCAACATCCCACAATCAACTACCATGGCAACGGACGGCGAATTAGAAATAGCCGAACCGATGGGTGCTTCATTCTTGAATAGAATGACAGAAATTTGTGACGAATTAGAAACCGACCCCGTAGGATTAATTTTCTTACTGAAAACAATTTTTGTTGGTAGAAGCGCGAATGGTGGCTATACCGAAATGATAACATCGGTGCGACCAATTATGTTCGTAGCATATGACATCACTGCGTTATTTGATAGTTCTGGCGCCAAATATAAGATGATGTTTGTGGGGTTAACGAATGGCGCGGGGAAACTTCCACAACCAAATAAAATTTTTGAAGGCTTGTCATTTAAACTACAACCTACATTAGCAGATACATTCCAAGCTTTAGAAGATAGCATCAATGGAAAATATCAAGATTTTAAACTAAAAGCCGCAACCGAATTTGCAAAAACCTTAGAAGGTGTTGCGCAGCAAGATAGAAAAACAAAAGCAACACAGTTCCTGATTGATAATTATCGTGATGTAAAATATAAAATAATAGCCACGGATTATGCAAGTAAAGACTATAAAGCTGGTGATATGGAAAACGTTCGCATTTCAGATAAAACTGATGGCGCCACGATAAACTTTGGTCCAGATATAGGTATAGAAGAAATTCTCAATAAAATTATGTTATCGTCTAAAGCTGTTGTGGCAGATAAAAACGCAGCAGACGGAAAACACATATATAAGATTATTTCAACCCTTAAATCCACACCCGAAGAATATGTAATTGAATATCATATCAATCGTTATCAACTTGCGGTTGGTCCATATGAACAGCAACGCGTCGATGGACAAATAGTTCCATTACCCGGACAATCCATTGAGTTTAACTATATCTTCACAGGAAAAAATGTAGACATAAAAAACTTTGATATTAAGATGGAAATGGGTATGGCATTCTTCCAATTAGCTGCCACGACCAATAGTGTTCCCGAACAAGCGGAAGCAGTCAGTGGAATCAACTCTAATATCGTACATACAACAGGCGACAATGCAGTAGCAAGTTCTGGAATGAAACTTCGCGGTAGAACGCCATTATTCTTAGGAACGACGTTAAAACAAACGCCGATGCGTAATACAAAACGTCCCGTAGATTCAGCGAGCTTTCAGGCACTACTTGAAAGGCACGCCGCCTTGGAAAACATATCAGCCAATATGACAATCTATGGAAATCCGCAACTGCTTGATGAGATGTCTATACTGCCTACAGAAGTAGCAGCAAAGCAAACCGAAAACTTAGGACCAGATGCGACAGTCAATCCTCGCTGGATGTCCATTCCTACTTTGATAAAAGTTAATATTAAAATGCCAGTAGATGCAAATGATGTTAATACAGAATATGAAGATTTCTGGTATAGCGGTTATTATAACCTAATAGAAGTAGAAAATATTTTTGAGGGTGGAGAATTTACACAAGAACTTGGTATGTTTAGTATACCAAAATCTACAGAAGCAGACGCCGTAACCGATGAAGATAAATTAACCGCAGAAGAACAAGCGGAAGCCGACGCCGACGCTGCTCTTGAGCGTGAATTTGATGAAGCTATACGGCAAGAAGCAGAAAATAATAGGGCACAAGGTCCCGCGGATTCGCAAAGGATACTTACCCGCCGTGGCTTCCGCTACTTAAAGCGCGCGAAAGTTACGCACGAATTTACACCAGAGGAATAAAACGTGGCAGGTCAAAGACAGCATGCATTAGACGAAGCAAAAGCACTTCGAAACCCAAATGGGGAATTTTCGCGAATTACATACGGTGAAGTTGTAGATACGAATGACCCACAGCAGATGGGTAGGCTTCGTGTCGCATGTCCACTCCTTGGCGACAAATCCGACGATATTATTGAAAATATCCCATGGGCAACATACGTATCACCATTAGCAGGAACAACAACCACCCCAACGCGCGGAAGGGGTCTTGATGTCACAGCTGGGCAGGTTGCTTATGGAATGTTTAATGTCCCTAAAGTTGGAACCACTGTATTAATCGCGTGTGTTGATGGTGACCCAAAATTCCGCGTATGGTTAGGTTGTTTACATGACCAGTTCCTTCCACACACCATGCCGCATGGTAGATATAGTTATCGAACCACAAACAAACCAGACGGTCCATTTTCATCAACAGAAGATAAGATTCAACCGTTATATGATAGTCAAACCGCTGCGTTCACGAATCCTGATGCTGGTGTAGAACCAAGACAGTCTTATGAATTCAGAACACGCGCAGCCGATGTCTCGGTTGCTGGATTAGGTGATGAGTTTGTTAAAAATCAAGAATCAAGCCTTTCGTGGATGTCGGACGATGTTGATGTCGAATACGAAGACCATCCCGATGGCGGCAAATATACAAATACGCAAGGATACGCGCGCAGTAGAATAGAAGATGGCGAATCTAGTAATACTGGTGGTGTAATATATGACCCACAAAACTATACATGGACAACTCCCGGATTCCACAGTATATCTTTATCTGATTCTTCTGAACATTGTCGCATCCGTGTTAGAACCACCCATGGGCAACAGATAATAATGGATGATACGAATGAACGTATCTATATTAGTACTGCGGGCGGAAAGACATGGATTGAAATGGACGAAGTGGGTAATATCGACATTTATGGCGAAAGAAATATTTCAGTGCATGCTAAAAAAGACCTCAATCTGTCGGCAGGCGGCACATTAAACATACAAGCGGCGGATGAAATAAACTTATCGTCTGGTAGCGATGTGAAGATAAAATCTTCTGGCGAATTGCACCTTAAATCAGAAACCGCCGCATTTATACATTCAGAAGACGACATGAACTTAAAGGCAGCTGGCGGGGCTATGCATGTAGAAGGTTTTGCGGAAACAAATATATTGGCTGGTAGTAGTGTTCTGGTGACGGGTTCAGAAGTACACTTAAACGGTCCACCAGCAGCAAGCGCAGCAGAAGCAACAGATTCCACCGGGGTTACACGCCAACCAGCCCACGAACCTTGGGCGCGTACAATGCTTGACCCGACAACAGGGGAACCAGAACTTCCGTATGATAGTCCTGACGTGGGTCGTAAAGAAGGCGATGAAGAATTACCAAGAAACCCAAATTGGCACCGCTAAAAACCCTACTGCATGGAAGATAAATATTAGATAATATTGGGAAAATAGTATGCCGCGACAGAATTTATATAAAGGATATTCAACTTTTGAATTCCAAAAGAACAAATCATTATCACTACGTGACGTAGAATTAGTGAAGCTTGACCTGTTACAGCATATTTTTACGTCGAAGGGTTCTAGGTTGATGATGCCAACATTTGGCACTAATATCAAAGAGTTAACGTTTGAACCGATAGATTCTGATACCCTCGACGAATTGCATACAGAAATAAAAACTGTATTAGATTTCGACCCACGGGTTGAAATTATTAAATTAAATGTGGTTCCTGATTATGATAAAAACACCGTTTTAGTAGAATGCACACTACTTTATGTCGAATTAGACACGGTAGACGAATTTAACTTAAACATCCAATTCGAGGATTAATATGGCTAACCAGATATCTAGGGCAGAGGCGTGGGAAGTAGCACACGAAGCATTCACGCAAATAAATTTCAATTCTTTTGATTATGATACAATCAAGGAAAGTCTGCTCGATTACATGAAATTGTATTTTCCAGAAGACTTCAATGACTATATTGAATCATCTGAATTTATTGCCATTCTCGAAATATTCGCATATGTTGGCGAATTGATTGCTTATCGTTTAGATTTAAACGCACACGAAAACTTTATCACGACGGCACAACGAAAGGAATCAATCCTCAGACTTGCAAAATTAATTTCCTACAAAGCATCCAGAAATATCCCCGCGCGCGGTCTGGTCAAGATTTCTTCGATTCAAACCACGGAGCAGGTTGTCGATTCGCAAGGAAGAAACTTAGCAAATCGTAAGATTGTATGGAATGATTTAAATAATCCCGACTGGAAAGAACAATTTTTATTAGTAATGAACCGCGTTCTTTCGCAAGACTTTGGAAGCGTTGGTCCAAACGAACGCGTGCAGATTGAAGACGTATTATTTGAATTATATACATGGAATAATCGACCACTTAAATCGACAGGGATAACCACGTTTAGTTATTCTGCAAATTCTGCAGGTCAATCATTTCCTATGGAGCTTGTTCCCGTTGAACTTACGGCAGATAGCCCTGTTGAAAAACGACCAGAACGCGATTCTAAATTTTCCATATTATATGGTTCCGATGGATTGGGTGATGCCTCTGATACTACAGGATTTTTCTGTTTTACGAAACAGGGAACTCTTTCCGTTCAGGAACAGGCGTTCGACGGTGTTACACCGAACCAAACGTTTAACGTTGAAGTTAATAACATCAATGAAACGGATGTGTGGTTGAACAACGTAGATGCAA